CATTCGTATCACGCCCCGATACCCCGACCCCAGATATGGATCTTTACAATCTTCAGTTTTGGAATTGTATGGATTATGGCGTGGTGTCTATTCACAAACAATTCATAGGATCAATGGACTTTGAAGTATTGACCAGGGATCACGGTCCAATGACGGGTTCTTATATTTGTACGCTTGACAACTATCATCAAGATCCAGACGTAGTTGATTACGCTACAAGTGAAACACCAGCCGAACATAAATCATTTAACTTATTAGAACTTAGTAACGGACAGTTCTGTTTATATCCAAACAACAGAATGAGAGTTTATGATAATTCATTAACTCCTCAAGACCCATTGCAGCCAGACTTCAAAGTGAGTACAATAGAGTATCAAGTTGAGAATGGTCAGAGATTCAGACTTGGTGATACTGACGAATACTTTTGGAAGACCAAAGATGAATGATAGAGTTTGCTTTAGTCTATATGATAGGCACATTAATTATTAATCAAGATCAAACATTTGAAAATGTAAATGATTGCCTGTATTTTGCTAGAAGATTAAACGAACAACCAGAGATTCCATACCCCAATGACGAGAAAAGAAAGATCACAGCCTATTGTAAGCCCGTGCCTAAACGTGTGCAAAATAGAAAATAATATTTGTATTGGGTGTTTTAGAACATTGGAGCAGATTTCTTCTTGGTCACGGCTATCTGACCAAAAACGTACTGAAATCATGCAATCCCTCAAAAAATAAGGCTCTCAGGTGCCTCAGAATTAACGAAACAAAAGACTCTGGTATGATTCCTACTTAGAAAGGTCTTTGTTTTTGTGTGTTTAAATTTAATACTCTAGCGTTGATTTATGCTATTTTGGAAAGAATATCTTTCATTTTTGCTCGGTTCTCTATTGTTTAGAAAAAATGTATAAATAATAATAGAAAAGGAGATATAAATGTTATCAAAATTATTTTACAATTTTAAAATCGGAAGAACAATAACTGCATTAAATAGCCTAGACGATGCTACATTGAAGGATATAGGATTAAACAGATCAAATATTAGATCTCGTGCTTACGAAATATTTGAAAATGAGAAGCCAGAGGAAGATACAATGCCCGAATTAGATTTGTTCGTAAAGTCTGGTCTTTAATCTACTTCGCCCCAGTTATCACATAAAGCAGAGTCAACTTCAAAAGGAATTTTTAGATTTGGTATACAATTTGACATAATGTCAACAACCCTATCTGCTTCTTTTTGATCTTTGATATTAAAACATAATTCATCATGCACAGTGAGTATTGGACATAGACCTTCTTTGTAACAATCTACCATAGCTTTTTTTGTTTGGTCGGCACTCGAACCTTGGATTAATTTATTGAGTGCTTTGTAAGTAAAAGCTCTTCTAATTCTACCTTTGTGACCATATTCTTTAATGGCTTCTGCAAGAGGCATAGCTTTATTGTATCCATATGAATTAGGTTCCCACATATCAAATCTACACTTACGACCTAACCAGGTTCTAATTACACCATGCTCTTTTGCATGACTAGATGTTTTTTCTGCGATACCTTTAACAAAAGGAACTTTTTCATGATATGTATCTAAAAGTTTTGTAGCCTCTTCCTCATCAACACCCATAACATCTGCAAGTTTTTTCTTGCCCATACCATACATAATTCCAAGATTCACTGTCTTAGCATTCTTACGAGATATACCTGCCATATCGGCTACCATTTGATGAAAGTCAGCATTTCCTTTATTATACATTTCTATCACTTGATCTATTTGAGGGTGTTTATTTTCTCCTGTCAAGCTACCACAATAATGAGCTAGCCATCTTGGCTCTTGTGATGCATAATCAAAGGAACCCCATTTGTGGCCCTCCTCCGGGATAAACAAACCACGAATTAACTTTTTGATCTCAGGATCTCGTGCAGGAATCTGTTGCAAATTGGGGTTACTTGAACTAAAACGACCTGTAACAGTACCTCCATCATCAGATCTTAAAGGATTAAAATCACAATGAATTCTACCCTCATGAGAATGATTAAGAATAGTTTCTATAAATGTCGTGTTAGCTTTATTAAGTTCTCTTATCTTAAGAATCTTTGCCGCAATGGGGTGGGCATGGTTAGAGAGAAACTGTTTTGTAAACATGGGCGACCCAGACTTCTCTGTTCTAAAATAGTGGATCCCAAGGGAGTCAAACACTTTTGCTATAGATGTGGCGACCCAAGGTTCAATAGAGAGTCCCGTGTCCTTGACTATCTCTTCAAGTAATTCTTTTTCTCTCTTAGCCAACATTTTCTTGACACCTTCAGCTTTATCCACATCAACACGGACACCTTTAGTTTTCATATCTAAAAGAACAGGTAATAAAGAAGATTCTAGATTAAAAATGGCATTGCATTCTTCTTTGTCTAATAAAGGTCTTAAATGGTCCCAAAGTTTCAGTGTGACCCTAGCATCTTGTTCGGCATAAGCACCAACAAAACGACTAGGTAACTGCCACATACCAGACTTTGGGTCTACACCAAAATAATCAGCTGCTTTATTCATCATTTTTTCATTTTTCCACTCGCCAAGATATTCTCCTGCAAGTGAATTAAGATTATAATATCTCCTATTCTCATTTAATAAAGGTGCCGCAATCATAGTATCTATAATCTTACCTTGAACTTCTATGCCCTCGGCTCTAAGCCATCCTAAGTCATACATGGAGTTGTGAAATACTTTTTCTATGTGAGGAGTTTCCATTTGTTTTTTTAACCAAGAGAAAACTTTCTTTGGTGGTAGATTACCTCCACCCTCATGTCTGATTGGATAATAAGCTATGAAATCTCCTGCAGCCACAGCCACACCAATAACATAACCGTCTTTTCTACACCAACCAGGTCCAAGTTTCATAAGATTAGGATCTCTTGTTTCTAAATCTATGGCTATTCTATCGTGCTTTGTTAAATCTGGAAAAGAAGAAGGAGGCGACCAATCACTTTCTAAGCCCATAGACGCTACTTCTTTTATGTCTTCATTTGTTAAGTCTGGCATTTCTTCTGGTCCTTTCGCCTTAAACCAATCGCCCCCCATGTCTGCTAAATTAAATTGATGAGTCTTTTTCATAATTAATGATCTCACCCCCAAGTGCTGCGTAACCAATTATATCCGTCCAAGAATCATCGTGTTCCATCGTTTCAGCTAGTCTAGCTAACTTTACTCCTATCATACAAGCAACTACCTCTTCAGCGGTTATCTCTCTTGCTAAAATAACAGACCAAATCTTTGCTATTCGCTCATGGTTAAACTTAGCTGGTCCATATTCCTTGGCTCTCGGACCATTGATTAATTTTTCTGCTTCTTCTAAAAAATATTTTCTATCTTTTTTCATATCCTAAATCCATTATCTTTGTTTGAGTCTACAATGTGTAATTGTTCTTTTGCCCTTGTTGCACCAACATAAAAAGTCCTGATCTCGGAATCTTGATCAGGACTTTCTGTACATGCTTTTGATGATTCTAACATAAGTAGAACGTTATCTGCCTCCCCACCTTTTGCCTTATGGATCGTAGATATTTTTATTCTTGGTGATCCGGTCCAAATCTTCTCCCCACTCTTCCTCACAGAATTTATGTATGTCAACTCCTTGTCTGATACTTTTATCACTTGATTCCAATGTGTCTCCGCAGACACTGTCAGACAATCTCCCATGTGATCTATTGAATATAATTTTTCGGGGTCTAATGAATTTAACACTTTTTTGCCATGTTTGGTAAAAACATGAGGCTGTGTTATCTTCGAAAAGTTCTTCCATTCGCTTATCGGTAATTGTTGTTTTTTGCATATTTTGTTCCACACCTCTATTCCGTTAAGTACATTTGGGGAAATAGACCAACCAGAACCTTCTTTCCAAAAAAGGTAGCCACTTTCTTTAAGCTTGTTAGCAATTTTATTGGTAATGTAGTTAGTTCTTCCAAGGATTAACCACTCTCCAGTTCTTAGGTCTACATCCATGATATCATAATGCCAAATGACTGCACCTTTTTTTGTAGTGGGTTGCCAAACTTTTGATTGTCTGGTAGAGAGTCTTGCCACTAAATCATCTACCAAGTTATGTACATCCAAAGGGATTCTATAGGACTGATCAAGTACAATCTTATTAGAACTAGCATTTAAAAAGTCTTTAACATTTACTCCCATCCAAGAATATATACATTGATCATCATCCCCTGCATAAAATATTTTCTTGGCTCTAGGAACTAAAACTTTTTTTACCATATCCCATTGCATAGGAACTAAATCTTGTGCTTCATCAACTATCAAAAGATCTAAATTGGGACCTTCGCCTTGATCTATGAAGTCTTGAATCATGTCTACAAAATCTCTTTTTCTCATAACTCTTTTGTAGTCTTTCAATGCTTGATCGACTTTCAATGCTTGTTGAAACTTCAATCTACGGTCATTTGTATCACTAAACTGTTGCTCTAAACTAACACCACGAACACGAGCCATGTTGATTAAACCAAGATAAGCATCTCCATCTTTCCCTAATGTAAATAAGGTTCCCTCAGACATATTTACTGAAGAATTAGCAGAAAATTCTAATCC